CCTCCGCCCCGCGCCGCAGGCTGGCGATGTACTGCTCCTGCTGGGCGATAGCCCCGGCGCTGGCCCCGCGGTCGCGCATCAGCTGCAGATGCCGTTCTGCCCCGGTGATCGCCGCGTTCTGCCGCGCCGACTCGACACCGAACTCAGAGGCGGTGAGTCGGGCCTGGGCATCCTGCAGGCCCAGCACGGCATTAAGGAAGTCGCGCTGGGCCTGGAGCCGGGCCTTGAGCTGGGCGCCGGCTTGGGTTTCGAGGTCGATCCGGGTCTGCGTCACGCTCAGCAGCTCCCTGGCGACGGCCACGGTCTCCTGGCTACGGCTCAGCTCCTCTCGGCTCCCCTGGATCTGCAGATCCGCGATCCTGCCCCGAAGGTCAAGGATCTGCTGCTGGGCGGCGAGGGCTTCATCGCTGCCAGGCGTGGCCACGTCGAGCTTCCGGCGCTGCGCCGCCAGCTCGTTTCGGGCAGCCTCCAGCTCCACCAGCCGGGCCGCCGTCCGGGCCTCGCGTTCGGTGATCGCGCCCGATGCCTGCGATTCGGCGATCTGCACCTGCTTCTCACTGGTGGCCAGCTTGGCGACGGCCAGGCGGCGCCTTTCGGCCTCGGTTGCCTCATTTGTGGCGGCGATCTCCTGCCTGGTGAGCCCGACCTTGACCCCGATCGCCGATGCCCATGCCGCCAGTGCGCGGGCGTTGGACTCCGCCTCGTTGGCAGCGCTGCGGTACGACGCGGCCAGGGCCGTGTTGCCGGCCGCGTCGGCCTCTGTCGCCAGGCCCCGCTGCTGGGCAGCAAGGCCACGGGCCGCTTCCGCCTGATTGTTCAGCTCCTGGGCGACTGCGCGGGCTGCCTGCCGCTGCTGATCCGTGACGGCAGCCCCGCTCCCGAGCTGCTGGTAGAACCTCCGGGCCGCCTCGGTGCTCCCGTCCAGGGTCCGACGAACCTTGTCGACCTCCTGCCCCATCCTTTCGAGGGAGCGGGCCTCGCGGGCCTGGCGAATCAGCTCCTCAAATACGTTTCGAGTCCGCTCACCTTTGATGATGTTTTCGCCAAGGGTGACGCCGAGTTTCTTGGCCGATTCGTCAATGGCCTTCTGAGATGCGGCGAACGACTTGGAGACGGCATCCGCTCCGCTGAACTGATCCCGCCAGAGCTGCACGGCGGCCACGGTGAGCCCGATTGCTACAGCCAGGGGCCCAAAGGCCACCAGAAGGCCCTTGGCGCCGATAGCAAGGGCCTTGATGCCGTTGAGCAGGGCACCGGAGGTGATGGCGGCCTGGAGTCCCTTGATTGCGCCGATGCCAGTCGTAGCCCCGCCGACAATGCCGATCTTGACTGCCTCCAGGAAGGGGGCGAAGGTCACCGGCAAGGTGCTGACGGCGATGATCGCCGCCCGCAGTCGTGGCAGCTGCGCCGCAGTGGCCGCAACCCCGCCCGCCAGGGTGGTTGTCAGCGCCCGACCCAGGCTCAGGATTTCACCGATCGCCTTCTGCGTGAGATCCAGCTGCATCGCACGCTGCAGGATCAGGTACGCGGCGGTGGCCCCCACCGTGGCGCCCGTCATCAAGACCAGCGCCGCGGCGGTGTTCTTCACCGGTTCGGGCAGGGCAGACACGGCGCCAGCCAGCGTGTTTGCCGCATCCAGGAGAGGAATCAGGGCCCCGGCGGTGAGCGCGGCGAAGGTGTTTGTAATCGACCCGATGGTTCCTTCGAGCTGCTTGACCTTCAGCTCAAACCCCTGCATCGCATCTCGTGCAGTATCCGTGGCCCCGGCCGAATTGGCCATGGTGGTTGCCATCTTGCTGATTTCTTCCTCGCTCTGGTTCAGCAAGGCCAGCCATTTCGTGCCGTCGTCTTCGCCACCGAAGAGGTTGGCCGCCATCCTGATCTTGGTGGCCGGATCCAGCCCGTTGAAGGCTGCCTTGAGCCTGAGGAGGGTGGTTTCCATCGGCTTGAGCGTGCCGTCCGTCTCGAAGATGTCGAGACCCAGCTGCTTGACGACCTTCGCGGCCATTGCGGCCTGGCCAGTCATGTCGCGCATGCCGCCGCCGGCCTGTGGGGCGGCGCTGCCGAGCTTGGAGAGGCCGTTCCGGAGGGTTACCCCGGCCTCTGACGCATCGATGCCGGCATTGGTGAGGAGGCCTGCCGCGGTGGCCAGCTCCTCCACGCTGACGCCAAGGATCCGGGCCACCGGCGCCGCATACTTGAAGGCCATGCCGAGGCCCGTGACGCTCGTTGCCGAGGCGTTGGCGCCCTGCACCAGGGCATCAACGACGCGGCCGGCATCGGTCGCCTGCAGGCCGAAGCCCTTGATGGACGCCGACACCACGGAGCCCATCTGATCGAAGGCGGTGCCGGTGGCCTCGGCGCCGCGGACGATTGACGCCAGGCTGGCCCGGGCCTGGTCGATCGTCATGCCGCCACGGATCAGCTCGGTGGTGAGCTGCGCGACCTCCTGCGTTGTGCCAGCGGCCTCGATGCCGACCTCGTTGACAACCTTCGAGAGCCGTTCGTAGCCGCCGGCCTCACCACCAGCAGCGGCGGCCTTGCGCAGTTCAGTGTCAAGGCTGGCGAACTGCCCCACCAGCCCGCGCAATGCGGCGATGGCCTGGCCGGCGGATCCGACCACCGCATTGGTGAGCGCGAACCCGACGCCAGCGATGGCGCCCTGCAGGATGGTCAGGTCGTCGCCGGTGTCGTTGAAGCGGTCCATCTCCCGCTCCGTCGCCCGGATGGCGGCCTGCAGCTCCCGGAACCGCTGCGAGCCGATGGCGACCTGCTCCAGTTCGCGCTGTAGTGAGGCGAGCTGGCCGCGCAGGGCCACCAGCGATGAAGGGTCAGCGGATAGGGCTACTCTCTGCTTTTTAAGCTCACCGATCTGCCGAAGGAGAGCCATTGCATCTCTTTCGGCCTGCTTGTACTCGGAGCTATCGGCCTTGAATGTTGCCTGGGTTTGCCTGATGTCCCGGATTCTGGCCTTGAGCTTCTCGATCTCGTCATCTACCTTCGCGATCCCCTCCTGCAGCCCCTTCCCGACCGTCTGCCCCGCCTGCTGCGCCCTGGCCTCCAGCTGCTGGAATCCCCGCAGCAGCTCCTGAAAATCACCCCCGACTGTTACCTGGTAGTCGCTCATGGGGTCACAAATACAACGGGATTCGTCCAGCGGACAACGACCTGATCGATCACGCCGATGCCATCACCCGGCGCGTCGCCTTCGATCGAAGCAGCGGTAGCGCCAGGGAGCAGCGCGATGACCCGTTCAGCGATGGCCCGGAGCCCGGCGATCGACTGCCAGCCCATCACGTGGACTCGGAACGTGGGGTTCAACAGGGTCTCCTCACTGAGCAGCACCTGGGGCGCGTAGCCGGGAATCTCGGTGATGGCGACCTCGATGCCCACGGCGGTGGTCCCCGGCGGCAGGGTCTCATTGGCCGCCAACACCGCGATGGCCGGCCTGGTGGTCACGCCATCGGCCAGGGTGTAGGTGCCCAGAGCGGCGGCGATGGCGGGGTCGGCCAGCAGCAGGTCGTAGATGGCCTGGGCGGTGGCGGGGAGGGTCACGCTGGCGAGCCGACTGGGGCTGCCCTAGGTTTCCGAAAACCGCCACCAGCCCATGGAACTCACCACCGCGCAGCGCTTCGAGATCGAACGGCTCAGCCGGGCGATTGATGCCACCACCGACACCCAGACCCTGCAGCGGATGTGCCGCCAGCTGCTGCAGGCCTGGCAGGTGCAGCGTGCGGCGACGTTGTGGGCGATGCGGCAGGGGCTGCCCAGGCAATGAAAAACCCCCGACCCTGGGGAGCCGGGGGCAAGGGTACCTGCAGCGGGCAGGCTATCAGAACTCCAGCTCGTACGGTCCGTAAGTGCGGATGCCCTGCTGGAACTTCACGATGCTTCCGGCCTGGTTTTCAGGCTGGAATCCGGTGAATCGTCCGTAGCCGTAGGTGTCCTCCTTCGATCCCTTGGGAGCAGTGATCACGTACTGGATCATCAGCTTCTCGTTGACGGATTCTTTTGAGGCAATCCGCATCAGCTTGTAGGCCGCGTCGGTGTAGTCGATGACGCCAGCCACCGCGATCGTGTGGCTCTTGCTGGTGGCGATCGAGGTGTCGTTGCCCTTGGCCTCGTCGTCGTAGGTGACGATCGTTTCCTCGCCCTCACCCTCCTGCGGCTGCAGGTTTGTGAGCCCGAGCATCCGGATCGGCGCATCGGTGCCATCAAGGGCCAGCACCCCGGACATCACCGTGCCGGCTGCGACCGCAGCGCTGGGGATGTTGGTGCCGGTCTTGTCGTAGGTGATCGTGTGCGGCGCCGTGGTGGTTACAGCCTTGACGGTGTAGGTGCCGTTGAGGCTGGCGAACGGAGCCGGCAGATCACTCACCAGGATGGTCTGGCCCACGGTGTAACCATGGGCGGCCGCGAAGGTCAACGTGGCCTCATTGGTCTGCAACGCTGCATTGGTGACCGCCTTGGGCGTGTCGCTGAATAGCTTGAAGGTATCGCCGCTGCCGATCTTGCGGATCGTGTTCGTGTTGGGCATCAACGTGGTGATGTCCATGAACTTCCCGACGCCGATGCTGCCGAGGGCCAGCTTGTTGAGATCAACCGCCGAGGATTTGATCAGGCGCATGTAGAGCTTTTGGCCATACGCCTGAGAAAAGTTTTGAGCCATTGGGTGAGCCTGAGTGCTTCCTTTCCAGCAGTCCCGGCCGCCGCAAGCCGTCGCAGCGGCTTAAAGGCGGAAACCTCAGGCACCCCACCAATTCGCCCGTGAGCAGCTGCTACCCCCGCGGCGTGTGCTACTGCCCGCAGAACAAGCGCAAGCCGTTTCAGGCCCGAGTCTGGTACGCGGGCCGGTACTGGAGCCTGGGCTACCGCGAGTCGATCCCCGCTGCAGCAGCTGCCGTCAATCGGGTGTATGCGGAGATTGCGGAATGGCGAGAAATGCAGCTGCCTCCGCCCACACTGCTGCCTCTGATCCAGCGGCGGGAGGCGGCACAACCAGCGCCACCGGATCCGGCTGATCAGGCAGCGTGAACTCTCGCACCTGGCCCGCGGCGGTGTCCTCCGCGATCAGGAACCCGCGCCAGCCGGTGGCAGTTCGCTGCGGCGCCAGCACAACGGCATCAGCCGCCAGCAGGGCCAGCACCAGCGGCGGCGGGCTGTCACCTGCAGCGGCCTTGAGCGGGTCGTAGAACGCCAGCGCGAAGCCCGGCAGCAGCTGCTGCGCGATCAGCGCCACCATGGCAGCACCGGCCTCTGGTGGTGGGCCGTTGGCCGCCCGCCGCGGATCGGGGAACGACTGGTAGGCGTCCAGAGGGTCGGACCTGCCGCCCTCCGGCAGGCTATTCGCGTGGATCCGCTGGTGCAGCCTGGCGATCGGCAGCTCAGCCCAGCAGAGCTGCTGGCTCAGCCACCGCTCGCCTTCTTCGATCGCCTCGAAGATGAACGAGGTCGGGAGCCTGGCGAATCGCTCGCGGGAGAAGGTGGGATCGCCGGGCCAGAGTCGCTGGCATCGCCAGAAGCAATCAGCCCAGTCGATGGGGGCGGGGAGCTGTCCGCCACTGGCCCGAGCTTTCCCAGCGTCTCGGCCATGGCGGATACCAGGGCCTCGGGATCCTGCGCGACGGCGCCGTGCCGCTCGTGGTCCATGAACGCCACGATGGCGTTCTGCAGCGCCCTTGGCAGGGTGGCAGCGCGGGCCTCGTCCCAGTCCTCGCAGCCCGGCAGGCGGTTGGCGATGGCGGCGGCCACAATGCGCAGGTTCCACGCCTCGGATTCCTCGGCGAGCCGGTTGGTCATGCTGGCCACTAGGGCGGCATGACGAATCAGCGCGCGCCGTTCAGTGGGGCCCAGATCGACCGGCACCCCGAGCCTGGTGGACACCACCCGGGCGGAGATCAGCTGCGCATCGGCTTCGGTGGCGCCGGCCTCGATCAGCGCATCGGTGAGCCGGGAGGTCTCGGCGTAGACGGCAGCCTGGTACTCGTGCTCGCGGATGGCGATGGTTTCGCCCGCCAGCCAGCAGCCGAAAACGGGGAGCTCCAGGGAGCACTCCTGCCCGTTGACGATGGCCGAAACGATGCGGGTTTCGCGCTTGGGCGCGACGATGAACGGCAGATCAGACACGGCGGGATGGGCGGGGTGGGTGAGGTAGGTTTCCGGCAAGCTGCTGCATGGCGATCACTCACCGGGGCGAGCGATTCGAGGGCTACAACAAGCCGAAGCGCACGCCGAAGCACCCCACGAAATCCCATGCCGTGCTGGCGAAGGAGGGCGAGACCGTCCGGCTGATCCGATTCGGCCAGCAGGGCGTCAGCGGGAGCCCTGCCAAGCAGGGCGAGAGCGAGGCGGCGAAGTCCCGGCGGGCGAGCTTCAAGGCCCGGCATGCGGCGAACATCGCCAAGGGCAGGATGAGCGCGGCGTACTGGGCCGATCGGGTGAAGTGGTGATCAGCTCCCCCGTGACCGCTGCAGCTGCACCAGCCAGACATTCTTGAGCCGATCGCCAACCGGGAACGGCCGGATCCCGGCCACGTTCTCCTGCCCCAGGACAGCACGGGTCCAGGGGCAAGGCGGCAGGTAGACCCGTTCGGCGTCACGGTTCCCCCAGGGGTAGATCCAGGCCCCCTCGTGTCTGGCGGTGGCGTAGCCAGCCGACCATCCGAATAGCCCCCGGTAGGGCCCCACCATGCGGAAGTATCCCGACTGCCTGAGGTTCCCCGTGTCGATCAGGTTCCGCGGGCTGCCGACCTTGGAAC